TGCGTCATGAGTGCGGAGAGCTACGACACAGACGGCCGCATCAAGTCGCTCAATGCCGGGCTCATCATGGCGCAGCCGAATGCGCCATTCATTGAGGCGTGGCTGGAGAGGCTCTCAACCGGCATCAAAAAGGACGTGTGGGCCAATCAGGCCGTCATCCTGCCGCTGGAGATTTTCAAGGAAGACCCCAGAGCTCTGCACCTGGAACCGGCGCAGTCATTTATCCCGTTCAATTTCCATGATGAGTGGATATACGGACCAATTGAAAATAAATCAAAACTTGATGGCTCCTATTCGATACACATGTACGATACTTATTGGCAGGGAATCGAGTATCACGAGATACGTAAAATTAATCATTTTTATTTCAAGTGTGAAAAAAATTTGTTTTCACAACTTTTTAAGAGATACGCATAAGCGGACCGCAAAAAATATTGATTGTCAGAAAAAATCTGGTAAATTTATATGCATGAATATAGAGCGATTAAAAGAGCTTTTTTCTTACGACCCAGAAACCGGGCTCTTGTACTGGAGGGCGCGTGGCCGTGGTCGCATAAAAAAGAAGCCAGCGGGGACCTTATTGAGCACGGGGTATGTTGGGATTGTGGCGGATGGTAAGCGGCTTTTGGCGCATAGAATTTGCTGGGCAATAGCAAATTCAAAAGAACCGGCAGATCAAATTGATCACATCAATGGCGTAAGAATTGATAATAGAATTTGCAATTTGCGCGAGGCCAAAAATAGCCAAAATGGCAAAAACATATCCATTTCAAAAAGAAATACGAGCGGTGTAAGCGGGGTTTCGTTCGATAAAATAAACCAAAAGTGGCGAGCTTACATAAGGGTGGACGGCGTCCACCTAAATTTAGGGAGATGGCCCTCTATAGAGCAGGCCAAGTTGGCCCGGATCGGGGCGGAAAAAAAATACTTTGGAGAGTGGGCTAGGTCAAAATATGAAAATAGCAATCAGCGCCATCAGTAAGAATGAAGAGCAATTTGTCGAAAGGTTTTGTTCTGCGGCAAAAGACGCCGACGTTATATTCATTGCCGACACAGGCAGCACGGACAAGACGGCCGAATTGGCTGAAGAGTGCGGGGCGGTAGTCAATCGCATTTACATTTCGCCGTGGCGATTTGATGACGCTAGAAATGCCGCGCTTGCCCTAATTCCCAATGATATTGACGTAATTGTCAGCCTTGACCTAGACGAAGTGTTGCAGCCTGGGTGGCGTGAAGAAATTGAGCGCGTATGGAAAGTCGGGGAGACAACCCGCCTGCGCTACAAATTTGATTGGGGCTGTGGCATCGTTTTTTATTATGAAAAAATCTTTGCCAAACACGGATACCGATTCAAGCACGCCTGCCACGAATACCCCACTCCAGACCGCATCACGGAGAAGTGGGCGCACACCGACATGCTCCTGGCGATCCACAAGCCAGACCCCACCAAGTCGCGTGGCCAGTACCTCGACCTCCTGCGCGTCTCCATTGAGGAAGACCCCTCGTGCCCGCGCAACGCCTTCTACTACTGCCGCGAACTCAGCTTCCACAGTCAGTGGGTGGACGCCATCATCCAGGGTCACCGATACCTGAACCTGCCCAGAGCGACTTGGCCCAACGAGCGCGCCTACGCCATGCGGACAATGGGTCGCTGCTACGCCGAACTCGGCCAAAATGACAATGCCCGCATCTGGTTTCAGAAAGCCGCTAACGAAGCCCCCAACACCCGTGAGCCGTGGTGCGAGCTTGCCATGCTGGAATACCGCCTAGGCAACTGGACGTCCTGCTACAGCGCCGCCATGATGGCTCTGGAGGTCAGGGACCGGGAGCTTGTCTATACGGTGGACCCCGCCGTCTGGGGCGCGCAGCCGCATGATCTCGCCGCCATTGCGGCGTGGAACCTCGGCATGAGAGACGTCGCGGTGCGGCAAGCGCAAATGGCCGTAGATTTAGAGCCGTGGGATGAGCGCCTGAAGGCAAATCTGGAGCTTTTCAATACTTCCAGCGATATTGCGGCGTAACTAGAACTACCCAAAGAACTTTGATAGGGTGCGGCAGGAGCCTAATCAGCGGGCGGAACCCCTTCCATGAGCAGTCCCAACACCACGCCGCTGACGTACAATGGCTACGTCACACAAATCGCTACAATGGCGGTAGTGAATACCACCACTACAAGTGGCGTGGTTGTTGGCGTTGACTCTGCCTTTAACGCTTTGATCCCGCAAATGCTGAATTACGCCGAACTTCGTATTCAGCGTGATCTTGATTTGCTGCCGTCGATGACGACGAATGCCACGGCCTACAACCTGACGGCTGGCAGCAATATTGTCGGCATATCGGTTAACGACTTCGTCACCATTGAGACCGTGTCTATCAACAACGGCGGCGTCATTTATCCGCTCCTGCCATCGACCAAGGAGTTCCTGCAGAACGTCTACGGCGACCCCTCCTCGCAGGCGCAGCCGACGTATTTCGCCATGTACGGCGGCGACAGCAGCACCGGCGGCAACACCTACAACTACATCATTGTCGGGCCGTACCCGAACTCAAACTACAACCTCCAGATCGTTGGCACCCAGCGTCTGCCGAGCCTCTACCAGAGCGCCACGCCCTCCCTGGCCTCTACCGGCACGACATTCATCAGCGCCAACTACCCGGACCTCCTGATCATGGCCAGCATGGTCTACATCAGCGCCTACCAACGTAACTTCGGGCGCATGTCTGACGACCCGGCGATGGCGCAGAGTTACGAGGGCCAGTACCAATCCCTGGTCAAGATGGCGATGTCGGAAGAGTACCGGAAGAAGTTTGAGGGTTCAGCTTGGTCGTCTATGTCCCAGGCCCCCGCCTCCACGCCGACGAGGTAAGCCATGCCTCACGCATCCGTAAAGCTCACCACCGGCGTCAATACGAACGAGACGCCCGCGCTTAATCAGGCTGGCGTTGCCTCCTCGAACTTCATTCGATACATCTATGACCCGCAGGCCGGTGGACTGATCCAGAAGCTTGGGGGTTGGGCTCCATATTGGACGTCCGCCGGTACTGCACTCAATACGCCAGCGATCACGCGAGCCATGTGGGCGTGGGAGGACACGAACTCCAACGCGCACTTGACCATTGGCACGGAGAGTTACGGCTCACCGGCGCAGTCCCTCCTCGGCGTCATAACGAACAACAACCTGAAGAACATTACGCCGCAGACCACGGCTAATGGCGCATCCTCGCCGGTGGCTGCGGCCACATCTGGCAGCCCGCTGGTTACCATCACCGACACCATCGTCCAGAACATCACCAACTACGACACCGTCTACATTGCCACGCAAATTAGCGTCGGCGGCCTCGTGCTGTTTGGCCTGTATCCCTGCGACCCCCTGGGCGGCTTCAACCCGACGTCCTACACGGTGGATGCCCTGAATGTTCTGGGCAACCTGCAGAGCGCCACGACCACGACCACCACGGCGTCATTTACGGGGTCTATTTCCGGCACGACCCTGGCTGTCTCCGGCGTCACCGGAACCATTCAAATTGGCCAAACCATCACCGGGACGGGCGTCACGGCCGGAACATTTATCGTCTCCGGCTCCGGCACGACCTGGACCGTCAATCAGACCCAAACTGTGGCCAGCACGGCCATGACTGCCAGTCCGTCTTCAGTTCCGGCTTTCATTACGGCCAACACGACGCCCGTCGTGACTGTCGTTTTGCAAAATCACGGATACTCAGTCGGAAGCACCTTCCCCGTCCTTATCTCGACGACGATTGGTGGGATCACCTTCTACGGCAACTACGTCGTTCAATTAGTCGTTGACGCCAACACCTTCACAATCATTGGCGCCAACAACGCCACCTCGACCGCCTCCGGCTACATGAATGGCGGGAAGGCGTACTATATCTACGGCTTCGGTGTCGGCGCCCTTCCTGCCGGTACTGGCTACGGCGTCGGCGTCTACGGCGGCGGCCCCATCAGCGCACCCACCGGCGCCTACGGCGTCGGCTCCGCCATTACGCCCTCTGTCGGGTCTCCCATTGCGGCCAGCAACTGGACCTTGGATAATTGGGGCAATATCCTAGTTTCCTGCCCCAATACGGCAATCCCATCCGGGCTCCCTCAGTTTGAGCCTATTTTTCAGTGGGATGCCACGGGTGGCTCCCCGACTGCCACGATCATGCCGTATGCGCCGCCTGTGAATACGGGTGTTTTTGTGGCCATGCCTCAGCGGCAAATCATTGCATACGGCTCCTCATTTAACGGCATCGTTGATCCTCTTTTGGTGCGGTGGTGCGACGTCAATAACTTTAACGTCTGGATTGCTCAGGTCACGAACCAAGCTGGCTCGTACCGAATTCCCAAGGGCTCCCGCATTGTCGGCGCGATCCAGGCGGCGCAGCAGTCTCTTTTGTGGACTGATATTGGCCTCTGGTCGATGCAGTACATAGGCCCTCCGTACATTTACTCCTTCAACGAGGTCGGCACCGGCTGCGGCCTGATCTCCAAGAAGGCGGCCACATCTATCAATGGCGCGGTCTACTGGATGGGTGCGTCGCAGTTTTTCACGTTGTCTTCCGGCGGCGTTCAACCCGTTCCGTGCCCGGTGTGGGACGTCATCTTCCAAGACCTGGATACGTCAAATCTGGATAAAATCCGGGTGGCGGTGAACACCCGCTTCAACGAAATTGCGTGGTACTACCCGACGGTCAGCAGCGGCGGAGAGGTCAACGCATACGTTAAATACAATATTTACCTGTCTGCGTGGGATTTCGGCATCCTGGGCCGTACCGCCTGGGTCGATCAGTCCGTCTTGGGCGCTCCAATTGGTGCGGACCCCAACGACCTGTACATTTACCAGCACGAGGTTTTGCAATCGACTGGGCAAACCCTCACAAATGCCGGTGGCGCGACTGGCCAAACCCCAATGAACTCCACCTTCACGACTGGCTACTTCGCCATGAATGAGGGCGACCTCCTGACATTCGTGGATCAGGTCTGGCCCGACATGAGGTGGGGCTTCTACGGCGGCAGCCAGAGTGCGACGGTAAACATCACTTTCAATGTGACGCAGTACCCTGGGGATGCGACTTCCTCTCCTGGGACCAATACGTCCAACTCCTACGGCCCATACGCCGTCACGCAGGCGACCGAATACGTCACGCCACGCTTCCGCAGTCGCCTCGTGTCAATTACCGTAAGCAGCAATGACGCCAACAGCTTCTGGCGAATTGGTAATATCCGCTATCGATATCAGCAAGACGGTAAATACTGATGGCGACGGTCCCATACGTCATTGGAAGCCCCTACATTGATGCCAATTTCGCCGCCATCTCTGGTGGCTCAGGCACTACGGGCCCCACCGGCCCCACCGGCCCCACTGGGCCGACGGGGTCTGGGCCGACCGGCCCCACGGGCCCCATTGGCCCCACCGGCCCCACTGGGCCGACGGGGTCTGGGCCGACCGGCCCCACGGGCCCCATTGGCCCCACGGGGCCCGGCAGCGGAGCTACTGGCCCCACCGGGCCTACTGGGCCTACTGGGCCGACTGGGACGGGCCCCACTGGGCCGACTGGGCCGACTGGGTCGGTTGGCCCCACGGGCCCTGGCGTCGGCGCCACAGGACCAACTGGACCCACGGGCTCCACGGGCCCCACTGGTACGGGTCCGACGGGGGCTACGGGGCCGACGGGTCCAGCGGGGACTGGAACCAGCTTCTTCACCCCTCTGTCCTCGGCCCCTAGCAGTCCCACGACAGGACTCGCTTATTTCGACACCACTCTTGGCTACCCTCGCGTTTACGGATCGGACTCGGCATGGCACGGCATAATGCTCTCCTAAATTGGCTGGCGGCGATTGTCGTCATTGGCGCACTCACGGCCAATTGCGCCTACTCTCAGACCATACCTAATTTGCCAGCGGCCACGACGCCCCTGACAGGCAGCGAACTTATGCCGCTCTGGCAATCAGGATCAACCAAGAATGCCACGGTAAGTTCAGTCAGAGGCCCCGGCGGATTAACCAATACTTATGACATTACATCTCCAACTTACGGGTGTTCAAAATCCACATCAACTAGTTCATCCGATCAATCATCATGTATTCAATCGGCGATCAATGCGGCATCAACTGCTGGTGGTGGAGTAGTTTGGGTTCCTTCTGGTTTTTGGAACCTTAAATCACAGATTGTATTAAAAAAAAACGTAATAATCCAATGTGTGTCAAATGGTTATTTGCTTGATGCCTCTACTGAGTCTTATAGTAACGCCACCACTGGAGCCGTATTCAGTGTCTTATGGGGAAGCGGAACCGGAAATTCCAACAACGCGACTTACGCCGCCATCAAGATGCAGCAGGATAGCGCCGTGAAGGATTGCGGCTTCTGGTATCCCAACCAGAGCAACACGGCCACTACCCCGACCGAATACGGCTCAACGCTTCTGGTCTACGACACCAACGCCAACGTCCACCAGACGGCCACGGGCAACTGGTGCGCCAACTGCTACAACTTCCTTGATTGGCGTGGTGGCATCAGCGGCATTGGCATGGCTGGTGCGTACATCTCTGACAACACCGGATCGCCCATCAACTACGGCATCGCCATCAACTTCATGGTCGATTGGGGCACGATCCAGAACAACCACTTTAACTCTGGCGCTATCAATCAGGGCGACACCACTGGCACATATCTTCGCGGGTGGATTCAGAACAACGGAATTGCCTTCTATGTCGGCCACTCCGACTGGGTGCTTTTGGATCACGACGAGGCTTGGGGGTACAAGGTCGGAGCTTATGCCGACTTCAATACTTCTTGCTGTAGCACATATACAGCATCTGGCCCGGTTATTTTGCAAAACTCTCAGTTTGATGCAATGTCGCTGTCTGACATTTATACGTCCGGCACTATTATGAATTTGAGAATACTTGGTGGCACAGGAACGTCATTTAACAATTACACATTGGCGCAGGGAATTTTCCTTGCGGGAAGCTCAACGACTAATATTGCAAGCCTGCAACTTGATGGCGTATACACGTTCGCCACAATGCAAAATGTGATAAATATGACCGCGTCTGGCACGATTATTGGTAATGTGTCTATTACCAACGTCCATTCGACAGGGGCCTCAAGCTCGCAGTATGCGTATCAATTTAACGGTGGCACCAGCATTTATATCGCTGGATCGACGTATACAGGCTATTCCGGCGGCTTGCTTTATACATCTGGGTCTTGGACCAACGCCCCTGTCTTGTCTGGAAATTTCCAATGACCCCGCAAAATACATCCAAGCCCGAGACTGCGCCAAAAAGGTTGTCTCTGGAAATGTTGGTCCGTAGCGGCAGTTGGCGGTCAATGGTATTTTCAAAGACCGCCGTGTTCACATAAGGACAAGTCATGGCTTCCCTTGACGACATTCTCACAGTGGCAAAAAACATCGTCACTGCCGTCAATGGGGCGGCGCAAAACTACCTTAATGTGCAGGGGGCGCAGAATGCTGTCAGCATCTCTGCGACGTCGCTAATTAAAAACTCCGCTGGCCGTTTGGCCCAGGTGAGCATTACGGTTGCGGGCTCTGCCGTGGGGACGATCTACGACTCCACATCCACCACGTCGCCGACAAACCCCATTTACACAATACCCAACACAATTGGCGTATTCTTTGTTAATTTGCCTGTGTCATACGGAATTGTGGTCAAGCCCGGGACGGGGCAAACCTTAACCATTAGCTACTCGTGAGGGTGACATGCCGCTGAAAAAAGGTTCCTCACAGAAGACCATCTCGTCCAACATTTCCGAGATGATCAGCGCCGGTCATCCACGTGATCAGGCGATTGCGGCCGCCCTGAATACGGCGCGGAAGGCTAGTAGCGGCGGCCTCTATGCCAACATCAACGCCAAGCGGGAGCGCATCGCTCACGGCTCGCATGAGCATATGCGCAAGCCCGGCGCAGAGGGCGCCCCCACGGCCGAGGCATTCAAGCAGTCGGCCCGCACCGCCAAGGCTGGCGGCGGCGGGTTCCGCCCCAGGCACACGCACGTCCGCGCGAAGCTGCATGTCGGCCCGATCCACAGCCCGGTGGCCGGTCGCACGGATCACCTGCCCATGCACGTCCCATCCGGCTCCTACGTCCTGCCCGCCGACATTGTCAGCGCCCACGGCGAGGGCAACACGATGGCTGGCTTCAAGGTCATGCGCCGGGTCTTTGGCGGCATGCCCTACGGCCAGAGGGGCGGCGTCTACGGCCAGGGCAGCGGCCCCTACGGCGAGCCCCTGGCGACGGGCGGCGGCGCTGATGGTGAAGATCAGGGCGTCCCTATTGTGGCGGCTGGCGGCGAGTACGTCCTCTCCCCCGATCAAGTTCGCTTGGCCGGTAACGGCGACCTCGACGTCGGCCATAAGGTTCTTGATGAATTCGTGAAGCGTTCCCGCAGGGAACTCGTGAAGACGCTTAAAAATCTACCCGGTCCCAAAAAATCATAGAGATTAATTATGTCTGATGAACTGAGAATCCGTATCGCCACCGTGGACGATATGGATGAGATCATGCAACTCGCCATGTCTGCATGCGAGGAAAACGGGTTTCTAAATCCAAATCCCGCCAAGCTCGTGGCCGAATTCTGGCCCGCGCTTAACCAGGATCACGGCCTCTGTGCCGTCATTGGGCCCCCGGAAGGTGAAATCCAGGGACTCATTCTGCTTCGCATTGGCAACATGTGGTACTCAGATCAGCAGGTACTCGAAGAGAAGGCGGTATTTATTCATTCCAAACACCGCGACGCCAAGGGCGCGCGGGCGAAACAACTTTGTGAGTACGGCAAAAAAGTATCTGACACGCTTGGGATGCCCCTCATTATTGGTGTATTGTCTAATAGTCGTACTGAGGGCAAAGTCCGTTTGTATGAGCGCATCTTCGGTAAACCCTCCGGTGCGTTCTTCCTGCATAACGCGACGACTGGCCATTTTTCGCGGACGGAGCATTAAATGGGCGGTAAAACTACGCAGTCCACGCAACAGGTAACGATACCTCCCGAGGTATTGGCTCGCTATAACTCCGTTAACGCGACTGCGGAGCAGGCTGCCCAAAATCCGTTTCAGCAGTATGGCGGGGAATTTGTTGCGCCGATCAATCAGCAGCAGCAAGCTGGCATCGCCGCCACGAATACGGCTGCCAATATGGCGCACCCGTATTACGACACGGCCAACACTATCCTCGGTAATGCCTACAGTTCTGCCACGCCGTATTACGGGTCGGCCACGCAAAACGTCTATAACGCGCAAAATATCGGCGACACTCTGGCCGGGCAGTCATACTCCACCCTCCAGGGCGCGAACGCCGCCGCCGCGCCATTCCAGGCGCAGGCTGGGCAGGCCTACAATGAAGCTTACGGCTCCGCAAAGCCGCTTAATGCTTCCGCCGCCTCCGCCTACTACGGCGGATACGGCTCCGCGCAGCCCCTGCAGGGGGCGGCGGCGCAGGGCCTCTCAAATGCGTATGCCGGGGCGCAGCCGTACCAGCAGGTGGCTACGGGGCTCGCTGGCGCTGGCGCTGGCGCCGTGAACGCGCAGCAGATCGGCGCAAACCAAATCAACCAATTCATGAGCCCCTACCTAGGCACCGTGCTTGGGTCGGAGTCGGCTCTCCTGAACCAAAACAACCAGCAGGCTATGGCTGGGCAGCTTGGAAATGCCATTAGCTCTGGCGCCTTTGGCGGGGATCGCGGTGGCATTGCCGCCGCCAATCTCGCGCAGCAGCAGCAACTGGCTAACGCGAACATTTACTCCGGCATCCTGAACCAGGGATACGGTCAGGCTCTTTCGGCGGCGCAGCAGCAGCAGGGCGTCAACCTCGGTGCGGCGCAAGCCAACCGCGCGGCGCTCCAGAATGCCGCCGGGCAATTTGCCTCCATTGGGCAGCAGGGCTACGCCCAGGGCACCGGCACCGCGCAGGCGCAAGCCGCCCTCGGCCAGCAAATGTTTGGGCAGGGGCAGGCCCTCGGATCGAACCTCGCTGGCCTCGGCAATCAAATGTACACCCAGGGCATGGGTCTGGGGTCGGCGCAGCAGGGCCTCGGGCAGCAGGAGTTCGCCCAAGGCGCGACCACGGCGGCGCAGCAAGCCGCCCTCGGGCAGCAGCAGTTTGCTCAGGGCCTGAGCGCGGCGCAGCAGCAGCAGGCTCTGGGCCAAGGCATGTACACTATGGGCGCGGACACCTCGGCGGCGCTCGCCAACCTCGGCACGCAGGCCCAGAC